TGATATCTGATATCTGAACTCCGATATCTGAACTCCGAATATCGCGGGGTGGAGCAGCCCGGTAGCTCGTCAGGCTCATAACCTGAAGGTCGTTGGTTCAAATCCAACCCCCGCAACCACCTCAAATTGCTGAAGGTCCTCCGGTGTCAGCCGTGAGGGCCTTTCGTTCTTGGTGCTCAGCCCCAGGATACCGCCCAGGTCCCCGCTGAGACGGATTGCCAGTTTGCCATCATCGGGCGTCAGTACGATGGCCGAGATCAGGGTGCGGAGAATATCTGCCGCCGCCGCCCGCTGACTGTCATTGTTCAGAGCCGCGTGCAGCTCCGCCACCTTCTCCCGATAGAGTTCCGCCATGTTTGGATGCATGAGTGGCGGGGGCACTTGAGCGCGAGCCTGCTGATCAATGAGCTGGGCTTTTCGGGCTTCAAGGCTGTCGAGTTCGGTCTTCATGGATGGCTGATATAGGCCGTCCTTGATGGCATCGATCAGGCTGCCAATTTGCCGCTCGATCCGGGTTAAATCCGTACGGGCGCCTTCGAGTGTTGCGGACTGCGCGTTTCGGGCGCCGCAAACCGCGCGCGTGAACTCTGTGCAGAACTCCTTGAATAGGGCCGGATCCATCAGGCGGTCCCCGAGTGCCGCAAGAACCCGCTTCTCGACCGTCTCCCGGCGAATAGTGTGAGCGTTGGTGCAGGTGCCCTTGTTGCGTCGCGTCGAACAACCCATGCGATGCGACGAGGTCATCGCGTATCCACCACCACATACCCCGCACTTGATCATGCCGGAGAACAGATGACGCGGCCGTCGGCGGTCACGGAACTGGTTCTGGCCGCGCCCGCTCCAATCGACCTTGATCGCTGCCTGACGCGACTTCACGCTCTCCCACAATATCTGCTCGACGACCTGAAGCTCCGGAACCTCATGCACCACCCATTCTTCTCTGGGGTTGGCGCGCGAGACGCGTCGGCCAGTGTCCGGGTCCTTCACGAAGCGCTGTCTATTCCAGACCAACCGGCCAATGTAGAGCTCGTTGTTGAGAATACCGTTCCCGCGTGAGGCGTGCCCTCGAATGGCAGTGTCCATCCAGACCCGACCCCTCGGGCCCATGACATTGTCGGCATTTAGCTGCCGGGCAATTGTTCGGGGCGATTTTCCGGCAGCGAATTCATTGAAGATACGCCGCACAACTTCGGCTTCGGCTTCGTTGATCTTTCGCTCCCCGCGAACGGGCTCGCCTTTGGCGTCAACTTTCCGTACCGCGTCGTAGCCAAAGCAAAGACCACCACCCGATTTTCCCTGCTCGACGCGGCCGCGCAAGCCTCGTCTTGTTTTGTCCGCGAGGTCCTGCAGGAACAGAGCGTTCATGGTGCCCTTGAGGCCGATATGCAGGGGCGTGATTTCACCCTCGGAGAGGGTAACAATTTTCACCCCGGCGAAGCTCGCGCGCTTGTACAGACCGGCGATATCTTCCTGGTCGCGGGAAAGGCGGTCGAGAGCCTCCGCCAGGATTACCTGGAAGCGCTCCTTGCCGGCATCGGCGATGAGTTCCTGAATACCCGGACGAAGCAGGCTGGCGCCGGAGATTGCCCGGTCGGAATAGCTGTCGATGACCGACCAGCCTTGCTTCTCGGCGTAAATCCGGCACATGCGCAGTTGGTCCTCGATCGAAGCTTCGCGTTGCTGGTCGGAGGAGAACCTTGCATAGAGCGCTACCCTGAGGGTCGAGGTCATGAACTTCAATCCGTTTCCATGCTCAGCGCGCGCCGCCGCCATCGACCGCATTGTGGAGAAATTCTTCGGCAGCCTGTCGCGCGAGCAGCCGCACCAAACGCTTTAACCTAACATCTGTCGGCCCGTGGTCCAGCTTTGTTACGACGGCCGACCCTGTGGTAACAGCATCGCCATCTTCGGATTTAGGGTTTGGCGACGGGCGCGCTGACCTGTCATCTCGGCTGCATTTGGGCATTCTGTATCTCAATGTCTGTAATAATACTGTTGGAGTGGTCACAGAAATGGGTGTGTTCACATCGGCAACGGCGAGGGATTGGCTTCAGTTGCCGATCGTTTATTGAGCGCCGCCTGGCGATGAGGTGTCGGTCAATTCCTCCAGCGCCTCGCGGATCTCCGCCACAAGCAGAGTTCGGACCTTTGCCTGGTCACTTTCCGCCGCGAGCACAGCAGAGACGCGATCTGGAATATTGAGCAGAGCCTCCCTGACGACGCGCGCCTTGTTGAACGCGGCCGTTTTCAATTCCTCGGCGTCAAGCAGTCGGCCCCGCAGTTGTTCATAAAGGAGCTTTTCTCGGCGAGCCCGGTAGGTCTCGCGAACTGCGCGGGCCTGAGCATAAGAAACCGTATCGTCGAGTTTGACCTCATCAGTTCCATTGTTTTGATGACTGGCTCTTCCCTCATCATTCGGCTTTGTCTTTGCGCGTGTCCTTGCCTGGCCCCGCTTCCGCGCGGGATCCCGATGCCGCGCGATTGCCGCGTCGGCCTCGGCGGGATCGACCCGGCCTTCTCGGAGCGGAATGACCCCCTGTTTGACCAGTTTATTGACGTAGCTCGGTTGCCAGCCCTTGCGGCGAGCGTACTCGCGCTGGCTGACGCGTTCAGAGGATGGCGACTGATTGGCCCGAACGATTTGTTCGCCGGATCCTGATTTGGTGTTCACCGTTCACTGTACACCTTGTTTTTGACCCTGACGCTAGCGACGTTCCGCGCTGAGCCCCCCCGCATGGGTTGCGGCCAGGAAGGACCCATAAAAACAATGACTTAGAGAATGCGCATGGTTGAATTATTAAGGGCTCGCACGGAAGGCAAATTTACTGGCTCGACCGTCGCCAACCGGCCTTTTTCGCATCGCTCTCAGAGCAGAACCACCGCTCGCCCTTGCCTTCATTGATCTTGGTCGCCGCATAATACCGCCCGCTTGGCAAATGGTAGATCCGTTTGCCATTCCGGCTGATGTTTCCCTTGATGCGGCATGCCCCAGGCGCTGCGTCCGCGGCCGTTTCGCCGGCCAATCGTTTCCCTTTGCGCCATTGCCAGGGCTTCACGAACCCTCCGCGCCACAGCCCACGCTTGGCCTCCCGTGCGGCCTGTTCCTGATCAATGTAATCGGTGCTGTAACGCCGGTAGGCCAGGGCCAGTCCTTCTGATACCAGCCATGCATTCAGGTTCTCACCGCCGGCGTGGCAAACGGCAACGATACGGCCATACCGGTCTCGATCGCGTTTTTCGCAAGATACGGATTTGCCGCCAATGCGCCGGGTGAGCGCAAGCGTGGCTGACGTGCCGCAGCGATATGATTTGCCCTTCGCGATACAAGTCTGCGCGCTCTCGGGCGCGTCGATGCCGAGCAAGCGAATCTTGGCGCCACTGATCTTGATCGTATCCCCATCGATGACTTTGGCAGGCCCGGTGATATCAGCCGCCGCAACGCCAGAGATCTGGGCCAAAAGCGCAATCGCGATCAGAACCAAGAATGGCCTGAACGCTAACGCCGCCATTCTTGGGCCAGCTGCGTATCGGATTCGACGCTCTGGAATTCCACTGCCAGGTAGAGCTTGTGATCCCCGAGGGCTTCAACGGATATCAATCGGCGGTCCATCGAGTTTGTTAGATTGACGAGCAGGGCGTGAGGAACGACACAGCCATCCGTCCGAATTTCACTGACCTCGAAGACATCGCCAGTAGGAGTGCCGAATGCAGTACGACCCGCTGGTCGGAAACGCTCACCAATCTGGACGTCACGCCCCCCGGCCATCTTTCAAAATCCTCATTTTGTCGGTTTGATCTTCGCGTCTTGCCCACGGACGCACAAATCCAAGTCTGACGTCAGAATAGCCTTTTCAGAGCAAATCTGTCCTCTCGAAAAGTGTCCGGCGGACACCTTTCTATCCACTACGCGTTACTACACCGATCTGGCACGTTGGATTACCTTCCGCCGCGATTGGTTTCGATTGAACCGACAGTGGTTAAGCCGCAAGGTGATGACGCAAAGCGCATAAAGCCAGTGTTCGTTGGCCGCCGAACGGCTCAGGCCGACCTGCCAGCAGATGGTTTTCCATCGCAGTCCCGAGGCCCGTAGCCAGGCGATGCGACGATCCGTGGGTTCCAGATACCGCAGCCAGCCCAACACCTCCTCCATGCGGCTGATGGCAGCCGGTGAGGGCGGAATGCGGCGCATCCGGGTCTCGGTCCAACCGTAGGCATCACGAGGATCGAGAGGGAAATCCGGCCAGGATTTCTGGTATCCGCCGACCCTACGCTCGGGAAGGCGCTGCAGCGTATCAGCAGCTTCCGAGAGCCACGTTTCCACCTCCGATGCCGTCCAGCGTTTATTATCCATGGGTTTCCTCCCGTCGCTTGCCATAGAGTTTCTCACCGAGTTGCCGGATCAGCTCTCGCTCCGGCCAGCTCAGCCGACGATCTTCGACGGACACCGCGAGCAAGCCCTGTTCCCGCCAACCCTCGGACTTGACCTGCTCCGGTGATCGACGGGTGCCGCCATAGCCACGGGGTTGCCATCTCATGGTTGGATTTCTCCCAGCAGCGCCGCGTAGCCCGCCACATCGACGATGGAGTCCTGATGACCCGGGTTCGCGGCCAGGCGGGCCAGCTTGAGATCGATCAGGCAGAGCGCCACCTGGGACGGCGAGACTTCGACGCCGAGGACCAGCGTCCACCGTGTGGCGATGAGCTCGAACAGCGGCCCTGGATCGCCGTATTGCCCTTGGCGATCCTGGATCACGCGGGCGGTGTGCTGGAGCAAGTTTATGGCTTTCATCGCACGCCCCCATGGGTTTCGAGGGCCCACAGCAGGATGGCGAGGGCATCGGCCTCGTTGTCGTCGCCCGGTGCGAAGCCGCGGGATTTCACGGCCGCGATGACCGCGTCCTTGGGGGCGTTACCCTTGCCGGTGACGTGGCGCTTGATGGTGCCTACTGGGACCGCTCCGTAAGCAATCCCGTGATGTTCGCACCAGGCGGTGACATGGGCGAGGAAACCGCCGTAGGCATGGGCGGCATCGACACCTGCATGCCGCCGAACCTCCTCGACGAACACCGCATCGATGCCGTGGGCGGTTTGCTTGATCTCGGTGAGCCAGTGCTTGAAACGCAGGTAGCGCATGCCGCCGCCAGTCCAGCGATCGTTCTGGAACAACGCAGTGCCGCTGGTGATGCTTCCGTCCTCTGCCTGCAGCGCCCAGCCGGTCTTGCCGCCCAGATCCAGGGCTAGGATGGTGTTGATCTCGCGGTTGTCATTGTCGGCTTCACAAGGGCATGGCGGTGGTGGTTGCCCAGTCTCCTGGGCGACCGGGTTTGCCAGGTTGGTTGCGGTCAATTGAGCCTCCTCGGTTGGTGCAATGTGGATGCTTTCAGAACGGCATTTCATCGCCGTACTCCCAGTCAATGGGTTCCCGAACGGCGGTGATGGTGGCGCCCGGGAATATCGATTTGGCCGCGAGCACGGTCTCGCCGAGGCCTTCGATGAGCTGGCCAATCTCGGCGAGGGTGAACACCCGGCAGGCGCGGCAGATGTGCTGGGCCTCGGCCTCCGTGTGCACGATGGAAATGACCTCACCCGTGGAGGGCAGTACGCATTCCCAGACCTCGGGCGACAGACCTTGGTGACCGGCTTCACGGGCGGTTTTGTCAAGGGTCGCCCAGGCCCGCTTCATGCCCTCGACTTGGATCCGGACAAGGGTTTCACGGTCGCTATCGATGGCGGCGTCGAGCTTGTCCTTCTGGGCATCGAACTTTGCCCGGAGGAAATCTGAGACCAGCAGGCGCAGCCGACCGACTCCCCACTTGCGCTCCATGTCGGTGGCGACCTGGTCGAGACCATCGAGCATGGCGCGGATGTGGTAGATCGACGGCGCCATGGGATGGGAAGTGGAATCGCCGATTGGATCGGCGCCCGGATTGATCGCGCCTCGGTGCGATTTCGGGTTCGACCGCCTCATGACGAACACCCTTCAAGAAAGCCGCCGCGCGCCGAGGCGGCGGCTCTCATAGATACGTAGTATCTATACACTCCTCTTCCGCCGCGCTTCCGCCATGTTTTCAATGACTTAGCAATACCACTCCCGCTACTTCCGCCAACACTTCCGCCCAATGATTTCAATGGGTTAGCGATAGACCTTTCGCTACTTCCGCCTCGAAAATTTACAACCATTGCACCACCTTCAGTCCTGTCATCTTGGTTTTTCGATCGCAGACATCGACGATGACCACGTTGTTATTGAGCCAGTCGGTCAGCAGGTTCTTCGCCGTATGTCGGTCCATGCCGTGTTGACGCATGAGAAGATTGACCAGGTATCGTGCGCCGCTGTTGGGGGCGTGCGAGAAGGGCGATCCATCATCGAATCGCCTCTGAACTTCCTTCAGGATTTCGCGCGCCTTTTGAAGGGTCGGCCCGGTCTCAGCTACCTCCAATGCGCCTGCGACATCGCCCCGATCGGTCAGCAGGCCGCTCTCTTCGCGCACATATGTGTGGACGTCGTAGTTGGCCTCGTCGTTGGCCTTGACCACAGCGCCCTGGACGATGCGGCCGTTTTCGTATTCCACGTCGAGCTGGAGGCAGACAGCGCGCGCCGTTTCCGCATCCGCCTTCCACAGTGCGTAGGACACCCGGGCGCCATCCACCAACGCCGTCGAACCCCGGATCGCCTCCCGTGCATCATCGGCACTGTCGATGCGACTGAGCCCATCCTTGCGCATGTGGTGGGTCACGATGACCGTGGCGCCGGTGGCGGCGCAGAGCTCGGCGATGGCCGTCCACATGTATTGCCCAGCCGCGGGATCACTGTTCACGTCGGCCATGACGAAGGCCTGCAGCGGGTCGATCACCACCAGCTTGAGATCGGCGAAGGCCACCAATTGTGTTTTCAGGGTTTGAAAGAAGGCTGTCTTCGCCGGGACGCCCGCTTCCACCGCGACGAGAGGCTGTGGTCCAGATGCGTCCGCGAGGGGCACGATGATGAGCCGTTGAGGATCGTTGATGCGTCGCTCCGAAGGATCGATCCGATTGAGCCGGCGATGTATGGCATCGAAGCTGTCTTCCGCGCTAATAACGACGGCGCTGCCCTGGGCAACGACCTTGCCGCCAAGCACGGTCTTGGGTTGTCCAAGACCAATGACGCCAACGGCAATTTGCAGGGCGAGATCAATTGCGAGATAGCTCTTGCCGAGGCCACCCATGGCCGCGAGAAGCACCGGTGAGGCAAGAGGTATCGTGCCCTCGCAGAGCCAGGTTATGGGTCTGGCCTCGCCGGCATACCGATCGGCCGTCCAATCGAGAAGCCGAAACGGAACGGGTAGATCATCTTCGATGATCTGTTCGGGGCTGGCTATGTTCCACTTGGCGCGGCCACCCCGGAGCATTTTTCCGACTTCAATCCGGGTCTGCTGGACTGCGTATCCAGGCAGGGTGAGCGCCTCGGCGGCCGTGAGAATTTCCGTGTCGGACCAGCCTCGGGCGATCCAGTGAGCCGTCAGGCGGACCATGTTGTTGTGCCATTGGTCGCCAGAGCGGATGGCGGCGAGACAGGCTTCAACCGTGACGCCTTCGAACTCGGAGCCGATGTTGAGGGGCGGGGCTTGCTGCGCGACTGGATCCTTGCCGGCCTCTGCTGTGGGTGGTGATGGCGGTTTGCCATCGACGGCAGGGAACGCCTTTGCTAGCTGGCCCGGGTAATAGACCTTGGGCCGATCATCATCGAAGGTGGCAAATTCGGTATATTCGACGATCCGCCCGGACTTCGTTGGCCAGGCGATGGAGCCGCCCAGGCGCATGACCCGGCTTGGATTGACCACCATTGCGTCGCCACCGAGGGCATTGGCCAGAGCGGTGTTCTGGCGTCGGCAAACGTCAGGATCGCGCTCCGGTGTCTCCAGACGCCAGAGAATCTGGGCCCGGACATGGGGATGACGCCCTGTGACGATGACGGCCGTGGGGAGGCAGCCCCGGTCACGATAGATGGCACGGGCCGCCGCCACGGCACCATCGTCATCGAGATCGACGTAGAAGGCGGTCAGAGCCAGAAAATCCTGATCGTTGCAGCGTCCAAAGGGCGGAATGTCGTCTCTGCGGAGTGCCTGGCCGACATAGACGTTGCGCCCAGGAATTCGGTTCTCTTTGACGGCCCGTTCGACCAGTTCCTCGAGCTCATCGGTGTTGAAGATAGCGGCATGTCGCGGGCTGCCATCATCCGCCTCCGACCAGGCCAGCTCGATCCTGCCATCGTGGCAACCGTCGAGATCGCCACCGAACAGGTGTTCCAGATGGCATAGCATTTGGTCAGCGTCAGGCTCGATCAACGGCTGTGCGTTGCTCTCATTCATCATTGATTTTCCAGAAGGCACTTACGAAAGACCCCGCCACGTGAGGCGGAGCCAATCGAAAGAACCCTCAGAATTCTGCTGTCGTGAGATCGTCGGCTGGTGCGGGGGCGCTGGCAGCAGGTGCCGGGGCCGCGGTAGATGGTGCCGCCGTCGGCTGAGTTGCGGGTGCCGGCTGAGGCGCAGGCTGAGGAGCGGGCACATGGGTTGCTTGTTGCTTGGCCGGTGCTTCGCCCTGCCAGACTTCTGTCTCGTCCACCGGGCTTTGATCAGGCATCTCCGCCGGCCGGGCGACCCATTTCACCAACGCCAGGACCGGCTTGTAGTTGGTGCCATACTTGTCTTTCATGGCCTCTGAGCCATTGCAGGCGATAACCGGGACTTCACCGGGGTGATTGCCGCGATCGGCTTCGAAGGCCTGATAGATCTCCCGGATGGCATTACCCATGTGGATCGAGGCGCTGGAGAGCTCGACCAGACCGCCGAAGAACTTTTGGCTGAAGACCGAGAGCACGAAACCGCGCTTGAAACCCTCGTCGGGACAGGGGCCGGAACGGTCCAGGGAAGGGTCGATGACCCTTTCTGGCGCCTGGTTTTCTCGGAACCGGAACCAGCCAGTCCTGATGTTGTCGAAATCAGCGACGAAAGTGGGACGAGGGATCTCGAGATCGCCGTCCTCACCCCTGATGAACCACTTGTCTGCTTTGGCATTATACTTGGCGAACGGCGTGATATTGCCGCTGCCGCCGATGTTGAGACCTGACATTTGCTTCTCCTTGAGCGTTGGGGGATTGGATCGGGGAAAATCACTTAGAACCCGTAGACCGATGTGCCGTTGGCCCGGACGATTGGGTTCGACCACCAGAAGGTGTCGTAATTGGGCACCAGCAGGCCGGCAAGTTCCTCGGCGTCATTGGAAAGAGCCAGGAAACGGCCCAGTCGCACAGCGATCTGGTGCAAGGCGGCAAGATGTGAGGTGATCTCGTCCTGGGTCATTTCGTAGACCGCGACGGCTCGCCCGTCCTTCTTGTTGGGTGATGGCTTCACATAGGCAAACCGCATGGCGTGGTTGCCATGGGCACTGACGTAGACGGCGCCTTGTCGTCCGTGGCTGTCGGATATTGCCGAGGGCAAGCGTTTGGCGGTCTTCAGGTCCAAAACCAGGCCATGCTGGTCGTAGCGCCAGTCGATGTAGCCAATCACCGGTACCGAAACATCGTCGAGAGTGATGCTGACCTTCTCTTGGTAGCCTGTGGGCACGCCATAGGGACGCAGTTCTGCGAGACC